CTCTCTAACGTAAGTTCTTTTCTCTTTCATAATCAAAAATATAGCACTCGTAGCACTATTGACTGAACAAGCATATTTAGCTCCTACGTATTGAGCTATCTTTTTTTCAAACTCCTCAACACAATCATCGTGTAGAAGATTTGAAAATTCAGAAGTATCTATGTTATGAGAATTAATGTTAAATAGTTGTATCATCTAAAACCTTTTTTAATTTTTCTGTGTTCATTGAACAATCTGTAGCCATATTTACATCACCTATATCAGATAAATATACTTTACCAACACTAGGATTTGATTTTTTTACAAAATCATAAACCGTTTGAGATTTTCCTCCTACATTAATTATACCAGTCTTATCTAACAATTTAGGAATAATCTTAGCTACATCATCAATCCACATTAAACTCTTTCTCATATCTGCTAGAGCCTTAGGGTGAGGGAATGGTTTCTTATTCATAGCTAATCTTAAAATCAAATGATTAGGATACATTTGTACAGCACATTCTCCTCCTAATTTAGACCAACCATATTTTGTAAAAGGTTTTAACGTGTCTGTTTCTTTGTAGTTACCATCTGTACCAGGATAGACATAATCAGTTGATAGATATATTATCTTCTTGTTGTAACGTTCACAACACAAAACTACGTTAGAGGTTCCTATAATGTTTGTCTTGATACTTAACGTGGGTTTTTCTTCGTGAATCACCATAGGTCTTGTGATAGCTCCAGCATGTATTACATAATCATAGTCTTTTTGATAATTGTAGAAATATCTATCCATATACCAAAAAGAGGTTACATCACATTCTGATTTACTAGGTGTTAATATTTGACAATCAGGATTATGTTTTACTAATTGTTTAGCAAACTCTCCTTCACCACCTGTAACTAATATTTTATACAACTTCTTTTTCATTCCAAAACTTAGCCTTAACTCTAACATTATCAACATCTTCATCTGGTATCCTAGACCAATACATTACACCTAATGTTTTTCTATCAAGTCCCTTTGTTATCTCAGGTAAACCGTGCCAGGAAGATTCTGAACATTTAAAAACATTTAATTGATTAAATTTATAAGGTATTTTTTTAGAGTTACCTTCATCGTCTCGTATCTCTAAATCGAAAGACGAATCATATTCTTCTGATAAACATAATATAGCACTATATTCTCTTTTCCAATTATCGTGTCTACCATGAGTTGTAGCATCAACGTGAAAACCTAAATGTCCTCCTTCATTATTACGATTAGGTGTTAACATCATACCCCCTCCGTAATATTCTGTATCAGGAAAGGCTCTTGTGTAGAATCCAAACTCTGTATCTGGATTAAAATTCATTGATATGTGGTCTAACACCATCAAAGCTGCTGAAGGGATATTCAGTCTACCTAAAGGGTTACAATATTGAATTTGACCGTCTCCTTCTTTACCATATTTGACCCACTCATCATCATTCATCACATCGTAACTTCTAGCCGCTGCTCTTACTATTGACATAGGTAAATAATTATCAATAGTCATCCACGGATAAGGTTTATCTCCTCTTTTCATCATTTTTTAACTCCTTAAATTTTTCATAATCTTCAATATAATCATTAATATTATATTTTGTATTAGCTAAAACTAATAAAATAGAATCCTCTGTAGTATAAATTTGTTCGTCCCAAATCATTTCAGGTATGTATAAAGCTTTCTTAGGGTCATCTAATATCCATTGTTTTCTGTTTCGACCATCATCACAATTAACTTTAACTCTTCCCTGTAGACATATTAATACTTGTTTTGTTTTGTGGTGGCTATGTCTACCTCTATCATTCTGGTCTTTTACACTAAACACATAAAAAATTCTTCTTATGTTAAATGGTATATCAGTATTTTCTATTGGAACTAAGTTACCATCAGGTTCAATAAAAGTTCTTAGACTAATTAATTTTACATCGCTAATAGATGTCATTTGTTAGGTACTTCCCATTCTTCACCAAAGTGTCCTACAGGAACTCTAAACTCATCATCGGGATTATATTTTTCAGTTAAGTAATACATCAGAATCGAATTAGGTTCTAAAGCTGTATAACCATGATATATTCCTGGTTTCATTTCGATTACTTGAGGATTCTTATCTGATAGATAAACGAAATCACATCCGTCCTCTTCAGTAGCCATACCTACTTTAAATGAACCTTTAATACAAGTCCAATAATCTGATTGTATGTTATGTTTATGCCAAGCTACAACGTGTCCTACTCTATTAACGTATGAAACATTTATTTGACCATCTAATACATCGAACACATCGAATAGTCTTTGTGCTCTGTCATCTTCGTGATAATACATTATGAAAACTCCATTACTTCTGGAACGTGTGTTATAAATTTACCACCAGCTTTGATGAAGTCTTGTTCTTTATTTGCTATACTATCTTTGAAGTTCCAAGCTCCTAAGAACAAATAATCAAACTCTAAGATATCAACTTCATCTCGATTCTTTACGGGTATATGACTACCTGGTGCATATAGTCCAATCTTATCAGGTGTAGTATCAGTTATTACTTTTATTAAATCACTTCCAATTCCACAATAATTAAATACCGTAGTTGATTTAGAAGTAGCTCCATAACTAGCAACTCTCTTACCCTCACTCTTTAAGTCTTTTAATTTCTTCACTAAATCATCCTTTGACTTCTTCACTCTATCAGCAAACACCTCATAGGTTTCAAACTTATCAATACCAAATTCTTTTTCTTCGTGTATAGCTGAAAAAACTGAACCCTCAATATCAAACATATCTGAATTTATGTTCATATGCCTAACATAGATTCTATTAGAACCACCGTGAACTGATAAGTTTTCTACTTTGAACAAATTCAATCCATTTCTGGCTAGTATTTTCTTTAATGCTATTACTGAAAACACGTGAGCATGTTCATCGTAAATTTGGTCATACGAACCTCTCTCCATCATTCTTAACAATGATGGGTCCTCAAATACGAACATACCCTTTTCTGAAAGTGAGTTTTTTACAGCTGTGAAACAATCATCTAAATCTTGAATATGACATATACAATTAGCTGAGTAAATCAAATCCATTTTAGTACCACGTTCTTCTACTATCTTTTCTGCTAAATCCGTTGTCCAAAAATCTGTATATGTTTTGTAACCCATTTTTTCAGTCATCTCAGCAAAGTTACCACAAGGTTCTACACAAGTGCCTTGACCTGTTTTGAAATTACTTATGAAAGGTCCATCATTTGAACCTATTTCTAAGACGTTAAGTGTCGGGTAACCCCATTGTTGTCTTTGTTCTTTTAAATGATTTGCTGTATCTTTAAAATGTTTTACCATAGGAACTGATAAAGAGGTATTATATTTATACTCATCATTAAACATAAGTTCTGGTTTTACAAACTCTTTTAATGAGACTAACTTTGTTTCTTCATCAAACACTACTTTTAAATCAAAGAAAAACTCATTCTCATCCATAGTTTCTTCAAAGTATAAAAACTTGTTTGCTATAGGTTGTTGTCCTAAATCTAAAAATTCTTTTTTCATTCTACTTCCTCAATGTTTAAATTACTATAAGTTCCCATTCTATCAATGAGAGCTTTACACTTAGTTTTTAAATTTACTTGTATGTTAGGTTTATGTTCAACTAAATCACACAATGTATTTTGTACTTTATATTGCCAATCATCTAAATCAGGTATATCTAATCGTTTTGTTTGTAACTCTGGATTTTCCACTTGTAATTCACTTAAATCTGTCCAGTAATCTCTTCCTGCATTATCTTGTACTAAATAATTAGATTGACCATAATATAGATTATCATAAAAATCTAATCCCACTATGTTGACTACATCAGGTTTATAATCTAACATAGCATAAGCCACACCTGCTATACCCGTACCTGGATACTCGTAGGAATATTTGTATCCTTTATACATAAATTGTTTGTGGTGTTCACTTAAAAATTCATCTGGTAAGTTAATACTTTGTCCTGAACTTCCAGGTTGTCTATCTCCTGTTACATAAGGTCGTACCAACTTAGTTACGTTAAACGTCTCAAAAAATCCTATTTCTTGATAACCTCTATCTGCTCCTGTTACCATATTGAAAACAAGATTTATTTCTTTGTCAAGTAAATACTCTTTCAGTCCATTAACTTCCTCTACTTCTCTGTCCATATCGTTTGCTAAGAAAACTATATCAGCAGGACCTAATGTATTAAACTCAGATAAACTTCTTCCTCTCAAAAGAATATTAATAATCATAAAGTTCCTCTATTAATTTTGATTTATCATCTATCCATAAATCATATTGTGGTTTTCCAACTCTTACATCGTGATATTTAACACCCCAATTATCAAGTTGATTCTTTGTTAAATCTAACCAATTTATTTGTGTAACCGTGCCTCTTGCTGTCCAATAGATAATAGTATTACCTACATCGTACAATCTATTTATTTTAGATATTTGATTCTTTCTTGGTTTTGCATTTACATAATCTGAACCTTCAGTCTCACAAATAGTTCCATCTATATCTACATAAATTATCATTGACTATCACCCTTCATAACTCTATATGAATCTGAATCTTCGTGATGAGTTGATACTTCGAATATCAATCCATCTGTCAATGCTATTAATTGATGTGGTTGACCTGGTCTTTGTCTTACTACATCACCTTTACGTAATATGGATTCATTCATATCTGCATTTTCAGTATCTATCCATCTATATAAAAATTCACCCTTTTGTACATACCAAGTTTCATCTTTATCCATATGATAATGCATTGAAAATTTACAATCACTTTTAAACTTTAATAACTTACCACAATACATTTCATTGTTTTCAATTATAAGTTCGTTTCCCCAACCTTTAGGTACATAACAACCCTCAACAACTTCTGGTTTTACCATATAGTTCTTCCTCCATCTATAACTAAATTATGACCATTTACAAAAGAACTTGCTTCAGAACATAAAAATGCTACTGCACCTTTGAACTCGTGTGGTAGTGCCATTCTATTCATAGGTATAAGTTTTGAAATCTCTTGTGAAAAATCTTCAGATACTTTTTCATTCTTCACACCTGCAGGACTTATAGAATTTACTCTTATATTCTTTTTTGCAAAGTATGTAGCCATATATTTTGTAAGATTTACTACACCAGCTTTTGCCACACCATAACTTGCAGGTTTAACTATATTTTCATCTTTATAAATTCTTTGGTCTGGTGATATGACAGCTAAATCTGAAGCTACGTTTAGAATTATTCCACCATCTCTACAATACTCACTCTCTAATCCTGTAGATAACATTTTATTTACTACCACTTGTGAACATAAAAATGTACCTGTCAAGGTAACCTCTAACATTTTATTCCACGAATCTAATTCTAAATGTTCAAACTTATTTTTCCAATCAAGACCTTCCTCTATTTTCGGGTCTATACCAGCATTGTTGATTAGCACGTCTATTTTAGTGTATCTATCGACAGCTTTTTGTATAGATGACTTGTCTGTTATGTCCATAAACACTGCACTCATACTTTCAAGTGGAAACTTTTCTCTTAATTTATCAATGACCCATTTCTGTTTGTATTTATCAACAATATCAGCTAGTACGACATCACCCCCACACTCTAATATAGCCTCAGCGTGTTGTTGTCCTAATTGTCCACAACCTCCAGTAATTAATACGGTTCTTCCTGATAAATCAAACATTATTTACGTACCAATGAAGATATAAAACCTCCATCGTCCTCTGTATTTTTTGACCAATTTTCCATTTGTTTAATAAAATCTACTCCTACATTTTCAGACCATTTATCAGCAATCATTTTTGTAATAGGACCCATAATGTTTTCTTTTAGATTATCGTTTATATATCTTCCATTCAATCTGTTACAAGGTAAAAGATTAACAAATGTACCAGTGAACATTGCTTCATCACAATTCATAACATCATACAAATCAAAGTTTTTATTCACGACTTGTATTCCAAGTTGAGGTGCTAATGTTTCAAGTACATACATCATACTTTCCCCCCTTAACATATTTCTTAACTCAGGTGTTACTATCTTACCATTCTCTATCATAACAAAATTAGCTCCAGTGCTCTCAGTAACAAAACCATCTTCATCTAACATCAAAGGCATTGTATCCTTACCGAAATTAAAATTAGATACTTCTATGTTAGCTACTTGATAATGCATTCTACTTACGTTCTTAACTTTGTTCTCTAAAAGTCTTGCAGGTATTTGTCTCTGTACAGGTACAACAGCATTAGCTCCAGTCTCGTAAAAGTGACCTAAGTTTTTAGCTGTCTTACTGAGTGGCCAAGCATCTATAATAAAAGTCGGTTCAAGTTTATCGAAAACTTCACCATACATTGGTAATGGACCTCGTGAGGCATTTATATATAATCTAACTTCTTCACCCTCTGGAAAATGTTCTTTGTTTCTTTCAAGTATCTCTCTACACAATTCAATTATTTCTTGTTTAGTATAACATATGGTCATTTGTAAATAATCAGCACTACGAAATAACCTATCTATATGTTTTTCTAAAATAAAATATTCTTGATTGAAGGTTCTCACCATTTCAAATATACCATCACCAAAAAATGATTGTGAATCATATATATGTATTCCAGCTTTTGATACGGGTACCCAATCCCCAGTATGATATACTACTCTTTCATTCATATCGACCTCTCTTGATTTTCTTTCCAATCTTGTTCTCTGTGCCAATTTATATTTGACACCTCTGGATTTTCTTCTATGTATTTTATGATATCTTCAAACTCCATTTCTTTAGATTCATCTAAAAAATATTCTATAACACTCTTAAACATTTCAAAATCTTCCTCATAATCTAAAGTCAATCTCATTTTCTTCTTTTTGTATTTATCCGGTACATTAAGTAATTTTTGTATATTAATATATTCTTCAATATCATAGAAAAATGGTTTAATAAATTCAGTCTCATTACTTTGTTTCGATTCACATACCATTTTAAGACCACGACTACTCATACCATAAACATCATTGTACTGACCTTGACCATCTATAAAATCTAAATCTTTACCTACCCAATACGCATATTCATTCTGTTCAAAACAAATATCTGCTAATCCAGCATCAAAAAATATATCATCACCATCAACGTTCACAAAAAAGTCAACACCATATTCTTCAGTAGCACCTAACCATCTTTCTAATTTGTCTGGTGATGAACCTCTGAAATAATCTATATCATTTTCTCTAGCTATATCACATAAAACATCATCTTCTTTTAGTTCTGTAGTACATAAAATAACTTTTTCAGCGTACTTTGATTTTTTCAATCTATCAATCAAGTATTCTATCATTGTTTTATCACGAATTTCATATAACGCTTTTTCAGGTAATCGTGAAGAACCTGTCCTTACGGATAAAAATATAACATTCATAAATTTACATCTCTAATATTTTCTCTATCTGGTCATTATCAATATGTTCTCTGGCCTGTAAAAATTGGTCCATTGGCATTTCACCAAAATTAACTGGATTACCGTCCTTATCATTTAAAATCTTTGTAGCATCATCTAACTCTAAAACATAATTGTGAAAGTTGTTATCACAAACTGGTTCTCCCATACCATCAAAACTTATATCAAAGTGATTTTGTAAATCTCTTCTAACAACTTTCCACATTTCAGTTCCAGGATATGCTGTAGCTGTAAACATAGCTCTATTTACTCCATCCCGTAGTCTTTCATAAATGCTGCTGCCCTTTTGATGTCCTTTAGTCCAAAATCGTTGTTGCCAAAGTATAAAAGCTACACTTGTCTTTAAGTGTTTCAAATCTTCTCCTGGATAAGCCATAATCCAGGTACAATTAGCATGTATCCCAGCATCAGCACAAGTCTCTACTGCCGTCATCATTGTTTTAGGAAACTGATAAGTGTTTCCATTTACTTTTGTAGGGACAAGTCCGTTCTTCAGTATGAAGCCACCTTTCTGCATTCTTGTCAAAGTGTACTCATCAGCTGATTCAGCTCCGAATCCAATATAAACACAACCTGATTCTGCCATATCATAAGCTCTCGCGTCAGCTTCATCCATTCGAGTATGTGTACCCCATCTAACGTGGTCAAGTCCAAACTCTTTAAATACAGGAACCATCTTCTTTATTCTTCGTTTATCAACAGCGAAGTTATCATCAGGAAATCCTATAAAATCTAAATCATACTTATCAACGTATTCTCTAATCTGTACAGCTATGTGGTCTGCACTTCTCATTCCGTAATTACGCTCTCCTTGTGCTCCCCTATAACAAAAGGCACAAGCATAAGGACAACCTCGACTACTAACTGACGTTAAACTTCTATTCATCGTAAAAGGTGTTGCTGAACTATTGTTAGCAGCTATACCCCAAACAGGTGTATTGATATAATCTTCTAAAACATTATAACCATATGGGTCTGATTCTAATAAGTCTATAGCGGCATATGGTATATCATCTAAGTTAGAAGGTCTAAACCCCTCATAGATAAATCTATGTTTATCTAATATTTCACCAGCATAACTTTTACTTAATTTACCAGAATTTATTGCCTTATTTATTCCTTTGTCTCTGACTACTTTACCATCTTTACATATATCAAATATAACACCATCTCCCTCTGACCTGGCAATAGCATCTAATTCAGGTATCCAAGTGAACAATCCACTTTTTATCTCTGTGGCTAAACCATTACCAGTAACTAAAAAACAATCTGGTTGTAATCTTTTAACTATTTTTGCAACCTCTTCTTGCCATCTTAGAGTAGTTATTTTTCCTGAAAAAGCAAATACATCTTGTTCACCTACATTTTCTAAATGTTTAGATATTAAATCTTCTGCTTCTTTATAGGTCAAATGTCTACCATTAGGTAGTCCTCTTTGTTCAGCAATCTTATCTTTTACCCTGTAACCATTCAAGTCTATGATATGTGGTTCTCCACCATATCGTCTGACGATAGCAGCTAAAATACCTGGACCTTCTGGTGGTGTATTAGGTGTAGCTGCTTCTCTCAAAGGCATATTAATAAAAGTAATTTTTATGCCTTTTAGTTCAGTATAAGATATGTCTTTTAGTATTTCTTGGTTCATACCTATAAATATCAGTCTATTGTATCATTTACTTTTCTTAATTTAGCTGCTATAGGAATTTCTGAACCATAAACTACTTTTATACCATCACCTACCATTAATTCCATTTTACGAACAGCATCGACTAAATCATCAACGTCTTGAATTGAAGCTGGTTGGTCAGAACCATACATCGTTCTATCTTTAGTGATATGAAATTCGACACACTCAGCACCAAGAACTACAGACCCCACACAAGCATCCATTCCATTATAATGATTAGAAAATCCTACCTTCGTATCAGGATAAAGACGTTTCAATGTTTCAACATATCGTAGATTTATTTCTTCAGCTTTTGTTGGATATGTGCTTGTACACGCTAAGACATACTCTACGTTATTTAATATATCCATAGCTGCTTGAACCTCATCATCGGTACACATTCCTACAGATAGTATTACTGGTTTACCAGTATCATTTAGTTTTTCAAGAAACTCTTTATCTGTTGCCATAGCTGAGGCTACTTTGTGATACTTGACATCTAAATACATTTCAACTAAATCTAAACTCATCTTATCCCAACAAGAAACTATAAAGTCTACAGAATATTTTTTAGAGTAGTCTTGTAACTCTATGTATTGTTTAATACTAAACTCTATTCCTTCTTTTTGTTCTCTCGTTGTTGTACCAAAAGGTGATTCTCTTGGTGTGTCTAACTCATCTTTTGTGTAAACAGAATCAATATCTCGTTTTTGAAATTTAACTGCATCACATCCAGCCTTAGCTGCTTTCCTAATCAACTCTTTAGCGAGTTTCATATCTCCGTTGTGATTGATACCAATTTCTGCTATAACATAAGTACTCATAACCTTACTCCTACTTTATTAATATATATCTAATTTTATTTGTAAAAACACAAATCTTTTTGAACTACAATATCTTTCCATTGTGGCTCTGATGAATAATGTTCTCCTATTTCTATGTGATTATTATAACCATAGTCTTTCATAAATTCTATTACTTCTTCAGCTAAAGGAGCCCCTTCGTTATACTCAACGTAAGAAACTTCTAATATTATACCCTCAGCTTTTTTACATAAGTTTGTACCACCTCTTAAAATATCTAACTCTGAACCTTGTGTATCTAATTTAACAAGTTGAAACTCACTACCTTCTTCAAATAAATCATCTAACGTTTGTAGTGTTTTAGGTATCTCCTTAACAAGATGTGGAATGTCCCAGTAATTTGATTCCTTATAATAAGATGCTCCTTCAGTCTGTGGTTTATCACTACGAGTATAAAACTTTACGTTTCTTTCTGTATCACCCAAGGTTGCTATGACGTAATTATCATTACTATCTTTTGTTACATCTTGTAAAGCTGGTTCGTGTACTTCATTGGCCTCAACCATCCATATCACAGAAGTTGGCCAAACATCTTTAGCCCAACTATAGAATTGACCAGTATGGGCTCCTACATCTAATATAGCTACAGGGTCACCTATAATACTTTTTACCTCGTGTAGTTTCATTGATTGTCCGTCTTTATACATTGTGTAAACTCTCTAACAATTCAACATCTTCACATTTTTCTTTAATTTCATTGTAAGCTCTACCGTGACCTTTAGCTGGTATTTCTCCCCAAGGTTTATGTAGACCAAAAGGTACTCCAACTACAGGTGCTACATAACCGTTATCGATTGAAAAACTTAAAACTTCTGATACTAATGGTTTCTTATCAAGACAAGCACTAAAGAAGTAATCTTCACATTCATTACCACCGTGCTTTAAATAATCAGCACGTTTGTACTTTATACAATCTAAAAGATATTGTTTTTTTCTTAATGAAAAACCACCATTCATCACCCACGTGTACTCAGTATTTAAATCAGGAATATTATTCCCCCAATAACCTCCTATGTAATCAAAATGTTCAAAATCACCAATCTTATAGTTTGAATTAGGACATATCATAGAATCTGCCTCAAAGTATAATATAGTATCACCTTCACATTGTTCCCATAGTGCTTCTGTAACCATCAAATCATTTGATTCTGGCCATTGAGGTAAACTATCAAATCCTAAATTAGTTGTAATCGTCCTATCAAAATATTTTCTGTTTGTAATTCTCTTGACATAATTAGCATTACCGGTACCATGAAATATTTGTAACTTCCAATCATCATCGAGTTGATTCATTACACTATCTATCACAAAAGGTAAAGCTTTGTGTTCTCGTGTTTCTATTATGAGTGCTACTTTACTCATTTTTTCTCCATAAAACTTAACAATGTTGGCCAAATATAATCTTTATAACTTGTATTACCTGTTTCTAATTTACAACTCTCAATATTATCACGAATGTATTTCATTTGTTCTTCGTTAATATAACTCGTCTTTTGTATGTTATTGTAATTTGTTTCAATATCGTTTATTATATCTGTTGTTAGAGTATCACCTGGTTCTATAACCTCGAAGCCATATAATGATTTCCATTGTCCACTACAAGTGTGTAGGTCCTCAATCACATATTGCCCTCCTGATTTAACAGCATCAAGTAACACGGTTAACGTAGTCTGCATTTGTCTCATAGTATGACCACCGTCATCTATTATTAAATCAAAATCTTTACCATGCAGTGTAACAAATCTATTTAAATCATTCACATCTTGTTGATTACCCTTAAATAAAACTGACCGGTTTAAGTATGGATTGTCTTTCATTTTCTCTCTAAATATATCACAATAACCTGACCTGTCCTCTTCATTAAAGATATCGAATCCATATATTGTAGCATTAGGAAAATACTCTAACCACATTCTATGTGAACAACCTGTTTCAACTCCTATCTCTAAAACTTTCTTAACATCGTATCTGATTGTATCAAATCGATTTTCATAATGTTTAAGGTAACCTAATTCGTACATATCGACATCATATTTTTCTGCTAAATCAAATAAAACTCCCATATTATTCCTCTTTCATCAAATAGTGTTCTTTGACATTCGTATGTCCTACGTGTAGTATAATTTCATTACCACAACCTACATCACCTTGACCTACACCCCATTGTATTGGCATCGCATATGGATGCACTCCCGTATTCCAAGCAGCTCTACTCATTTGTAGTGGAGCTCTTTTTGGATTTGTCGCCATTAATCTAGCAAATTCTGTTAACCACATTCTAGCTCTGTGATTCTTAGTATGAAATGACATCCACCATAAATCATAAGTTAAAGCATTTCCTCTACTACCATCCTCTTCTATGTGATAATCACCGTCATTTCCTCTTGTGTGAATACCATCAACTTTTACTAATTGTCTTTCATTTTGTGGTACACAAATTCCAAATTTCTGAGTTATAGGTATTACCGTACGCACTTCTTCATCTACAAACACAATATCAGAATCCATCGAGATTGCTATATCGGCATCTGATGCTAACAACCCTACGGCTTGATAATAATCACAACAATGCCAACCCCATTTTTTATGTGATTTATCAAACGGACTTTTATCAACATCTATTTGTCTAACTTCGACATCATAACCTTCACCTAATTCAGGTAAATCAGTATATAACACTAACTTAGCTTCAGGAAAGAATTGTTTGACGGCTGAATAAGTTGGGTCTAACCTAGAGTTTTCATCTAAATTAGTTTGATTCCAACCACGTGTTTTACCAAACTCTGCAAATATAATTTCTAAATTCATAATAACTCCTTTATACTTTTATGAACCGTTTCTGGTGTAATCAAACTCATACATTTACCATCATATGGACAAGGAAACTGGTCATAACAATTTAAACAATCTAATTCTTTACGAACTAATTTTTTACCAAGTCCAAACAAATTTACCTCTTGATGTGGTGTAGGTCCAAAGAAACTAACTATCTTCGTGTTTAACGAGATTGCTATGTGTAATGCCACCGTATCTCCAGTAACCACTAAATCACATAGGTCTACTAAACTACAAAATTGTTCAATCGAATACTGATTAGTTGTATTGATAACTCTGAATGACCGATGGCTCTCCCATAGTTTTAAATTAGTTTCTGTCTCTGAATGTGAACCGGCTAAAATTATTTTATTATTTCTATCTTGTAATAAATATTCAATTAATTTATCAAACCCTTCAAATGTCCATTTTTTATGTGGATAAACTGGTCCACAACCTGTGTTTAAAAGTATTAATTTATGTTCAGGTTTAATATTATGTTTCGAGTAAAACATTTTTCTAAACGTATCATTAAATTCTTTATCTAAATTTATTATTGGTTTTTCATCTTTATACTCTATCTCCGCAATTTGATATATAAGTTCTTGATAACTTAATTTATTTTTAGTTTTAGCTCCCCAATTATCTAAACACATATCATAATGATAAATAGAACCTTTATTTAGAGGCATAGGATAACCTTCTTCGTGTAATCCATATCCTCTGTATTCATCTGCTGTGAATGACATTATCATTGAAGTTGCCTTTGGGTCTTTATCTAAATTAATTATGATATCAAATTTTTCGTGTTGTAATATTCTAACGGTCTCAGAATTATATTTTAATATTCTATCTACATACGAATTGTTTTTAATAAAAAATGTGGCTTCGGGTTGAGTTACCCAAGTTAATTGTGAATCAGGATACTTTCGTTTTATACCTTCAGCTAATGCTGTACTTCTAACGACATCTCCTAAAGCATCTAATTTAATCAGTAAGATTCTTTCCTTGTAAGGATTATAGTGGGAACTATTTTCACAATCTGTACAACCCATAGTCCAATAATACTTACAGGGTCTATCTCCTTTAAAATGTCTACAGGCTTTCATACAACTCTCGATATGTTCGTTCTATCCAGTAAGTTGCATCTCTGTTCATTGGGTTAGGGGGTATTGAATTATAATGATAAACCCAACCAGCAGTTAAGAAATGTAGTTCATCTGACCACCATTCTTTACCGTGAACATATAATAAATTTTTTCTGTAAAGGTCTTGTAAGTTGTAACAACTCGGTAACATTTTTACATCGATACCTTCCTCGTGTAACATATAATTTACAATAGTTTGGTCAGTACCACATCTTAACGTATCGATAGCTGTCGTAATCTTTTCAGTATTACTTAAATAATATTCTTTCATTCTTTCAAAGAAAGGTTTGTGGTCTGAATTAACTACTTGAAATCCTCCGTTGATATATCTCCAAGGGTGTATTCGTTTTCCTTCGAATAACATATCACCGAAACCTTTTATACTTCTTGTTACCCATTCGTAACAACCATCTACTTGTACACCACAATATCTTCTATCAGTCTCTTCAAAGAAATTAGGACAATTAGGATGTACTATTGTATCAGCATCGACCATAAGAATTTGGTCATAGTCAATATTATTTGCTTCTAAAATATCAAACATATAGTATCTTTGCCAAGTAATCTTCATATAGTCTACTGGATATATTAAATCTTCCCATACGATTAATTCACTATCATTGTTATCACACCAGTGTTTCCAACTCTTAACTGAATAATGATAAGATTTATTTCTTCCGTTTCCTACATCTATGTTTGGTATAAAAACTATGTTCTTCATTTTTTACCTTTGTGAGGTTTAGTATCTCTTTTGAAATATTCGTTGTTTCGTGAATCACCTTGCATATAATTAAACTTGAGTTGATTCTTCCAAGCCACGTAATTAAAACTTAATTGGTCTCGTTTACTATTATATTTTATTTCAGTCCACCAATCTTCCATAGTGTCAATACAATCTTGTTCGTTGTGTCGTCTCAATATTACCATACCAGTAATCAATCCGTTTTGTGCTGGATATCCTAATGTAGCATATTTATCGAGTTGTTTTTTAATCACGTGAGGATTATCTTTGTAGTTTAACATACCTCGTTCTGGTGTTTTTTCCATCCAAGAGTTACCTGCTGTAATAATCAAATTAGCTTCATCGTAAATACAATTTCTAGCATCAAGAGCATTTTGATTATGACTGAAGAAGGCTACATTACTATCTGATAAATACTTTTCTACTAACTCACCAATGTTACCTACAACACTCATATTACCATCGATAAAAATACTATACTCATAATCTTGTAAGTATCTATGTGGTAAGACTTTAAATCTTTTTGCATTTCTATTGTTATCTGAGTATAAAGATAGACTATTTTCTTCACTAAAACATTTCCAATCCCAACCTGTAGGTAATTGTTGTTCTTTAACATCATCGTAGTTCCCAAAAATAGAAGTATAAACTATAGAGTTTGACATATCAATCCCTCACTATCTCTTAGTATTTTATTTTGAGTTTTAGGATAAAACTTACCTGCATGTTCTCCTATTTTTTTTAGAATCTTCAATTTACCTGCTTCTACATATTCATCAATTAATTGTTTTAAGTCTGGAAATAAACCATAGTCATCAAATATAATAATGGGTTTATTAAATGTATTAATACTATTATCTATATCACTTTTTAAAGTTTGATATGTGTGAACACAATCAATAAAAACAATAGAATCTTTATCTTCAAAGTCCCACATTTGATTGTAAACATCCATTAATTTAAACTCAACGTTGTCTACCTCTCCTAAATACTCTCGAGCATAGTCATGCTTTTCGGGGGAAACATCTACTGCTATAACTTTTTTAAATAATTTACACAATACTTTTGTTCCGTGTCCAAGTGAACTTCCTATTTCAACCAATGTCTTAGTTAGATGGTCTGAATCTCTGAAGAAGTCGATGATATCAGCTTTAAATTTTAATGATGTCGTTGTTTTTGATTCTGATTTATCAATCACATCTTCTAATAACATTCGTTTAAAATCATCAACCAGATAATGCTCACCTTTGACTATGTTTCCTGCTATCGGAAATTGTCTCTTTACATCATATACCTTAGAATCTCTGACTACAAGTTGTAAAGCTCCACTTTGATTACCTACATTTAACTTTGCTTTAGAACGAATATATAATTGTGTTCTCATATCCATATGTCTTAAATTAAGAACTTTGTTTATGTAATCAAAAGAAGTTTCTTTTAAAGGTACAGGTGAATAGTAAAAGTAAGGTAAATCCTTATCCATATCTAATACATCTTTTATCATATTATCGTCTGTAAAATTATATCTATCAGAGATTAATAGTACACCAAAATTACCATCAGTATATTCATTGATTATTTCATCACCTATTTTCTGTTCTTCTTTAGAAAAATATAACTCAGGTTGTGAATCTGATAATTCATCTGGTTCGAACTGCCAAAACTTTAGTATTTGTTCTAATAAGGGAATATCTGTTTTGTCTTTATTGTATATTCTGTAGTGGTCGTGAAATACTTCACCTACTATTTCATCCTTATAACCATCGACATAAGGATTATTATCAAAGATAGTTTTAACATTGTCAAACGGATTATTCCATACACTCCAATGTCCTGCATACTCTTTAAATAAATCGTTAAGTAGTTTAGGTGTAGGTAAGTAAACTTTACTTTCGGGATACTTTTGTTTAAGTAATCTTGGCATAGCAGACATTATACCCCAATCACCAATCCCGTGAGCAGTTCTCATAACTACAAATTCTTGTTTTTCAAGATATTCATCTGGTATCCTGAAACCCTCTGATTCCTCAAATCCCAAATTATCAACGTGATTCACACCATATAATTTATTATCAACCAATCTCCAAAAAAGTTGTTGTGGGTATTTTTTATCTGACATTCAACTCTCTACTAAAATTTTGATTATAAAATAAGTTTTGTTGTTCTTGTTTTTGTATCGTCTTTGGGTGATATAAACTTAATTCTTCGTGTGGTGGTAAGTGTGAATATGTTTTACAACCTGTTATGTATTCGTGTAAGGGTCTTGTCCATCTTATGTTTTTATCGTTACGAAATACTCTTGCTTGATAATCAGGATAGTTTACCCAACCTTTTTCTGTTACTCTCCAACCCCACTTTTGTATATGTTTTTGTTCCATCCCATCTACCGTATTAACTCTTGGTATCCAAATCAAATCAATCCCATCATTCATTTCTATTATTTGTTTAAGTTGTTGTAATAATGTTTCGTGTGGATACTCATCGGCATCTATGTGAAATATATAATCACCTGTTGAATTTTCTATAACTGAATTTTTATGAGCGGCAAAATCACCGTCAAGTTTTCTTTTGTAAACTATAGCTTTGTTTTCAGATAGATATTCACCTAAAACAGCCTCTACCTTTTCATCATCACCATCTATACAAACTACAATTTCATCCTCAGAATCTATGTAATTATTTAATATTTGTAATAACTTATTTAATTCTTCGAATTCATTATGAACCGTAATACCGTAACTAATTTTCAAGAGTTATTATATCCCTAAATCTTTGTGGTAAGATAATTGGTTCTAAAAATACGGTAGAGTTAGTGGCTTGTTCCCACAAATAAGTTCTATACACTCCGTGTTCTTCAAAATATCTTTTTAATCGTTTATAACCTGCCTGTCTAAATCCTCGAGGACCAGTGCCTTTAATATCAACTTTGTAAATTTGATTTTTAGCATCAACAATCTGTAAAGTACCTATACGATTTAAAAGTTCTACAAGTTCCTCTTTGTTTCTAATGTGAGGAATGTTACCTTGTTTTTCTAACTTCAATCCAACTAAATGAAAAGTAGAAGTACCATCTTTTCTTTTGTGTGGTATTTTAGGATTCAAAACAAGTATTGTGGTTAAAGTTCCTGTTGCTTTGTTTCCTTTATATCTAAAAGATATAATATCACCAGCCTTTACTTTAGCCCAATTATATATTTGTTTAGCCATTAGGTTTTATGTCCCTTGTTACACCCATTTCTTTACATGCATCCATAAATTCATATTTATCAAAGACCATTGCATTTTCTACATCTAATCTCTTATCATAATTATTAAAATTCTGACGTTCTTCTTCAGGGACATCAACTACTTTAGCATATTTCCAAACATAATTTTGTGTTCTGTTATCGAAACTAGCCTCTTTTTGTTTTTGTTCACGTATATCGGGAAATATTATTCCCATTTCACCCATATTAATAACTGCAGGGAACCAAACTATACCTCTATCTGAATCTTCAAATTGTAGGTCTCGAACTAATTGAGGTGAGTTTTTCAAATTATCCATTAATTGTAATCCACCAATTTCATATCGTGAATCACTCATAAATCCACAATTAAAACACAAATAAGATTTATGTGTATCCTGTATATCTTCAAAACATCTATCGGTGTCATAACATACTGGACAATCTATCACTCTTTCCATATCACACTCTCTTTAATTTTGGTAATTTCATTTCAGGTGTAGGTTGTTTAGTATCACCTGTATCTCCTTTTGCTCCGGAAGCTTCGACCTTTTTTAACTTAGGTAAACTTAACTTCACTTCTTTTGGGAACTCTGGTACATAGTTATCAAGAATTTTTCCTAACTCTTTTGTCATAGCATCCAATGAAAACTTAGATTTATTACCTATTGTTAATTTTTCTGCATTAAGTTGATACTTTCTATAATTAGTAAACACATCTTTCATTATAGCAGAAGTTTGTCTGTAGTTTACCGTGAACCATTTAGACCCTGGAACATACATATCACCTGGAAATGATTCTTTTGGCACATCTGTTAGTTGTCCATCAACTAATACAGCTAAATCTTTTGGTAAGAAATCTTTATGACCACTCCAATCAGAAGCTATCACAGGTTTTTTTGACATTGTTGCTTCAAGTAAGGGTCTACCGAATCCTTCGCCGTGAGTTATGTTAATGTGTGCTTTAACTTTAGGGTGATTGTATAATTCATTCATTTCTTCATCGGAAAAATCACCATGTAAAAGATAAACGTTAGGTAACTCCCCTTTAACGTGTTCTCTTACTGAATTAATCTTAGACAAAATACTTTCTCTATCCATTACTGAAAATCCAGCACCACTTGTTTTTAATATCAGTCCGGGTTTTTTCTTTGTGTTTTTAAAAGTCTCATAAAAAACTTTTAACATCATACCAACGTCTTTTCTATCTTTACCTAAACCACCCTGTAACCAATGTCCTACAAATAAAAAATTAAAAGTCTCTTCTATATTTTTAAATTCATCAACTAATAACGGACTAAACTCCTTAGTCTTTTTATAAATATCTGTATCGGTTCCTTCAAATAACACTTCTATTGGTTTAGTTGATTTTAATTCACCTTTTACTTGTTTAGTTTTTTCATCTTGAACATCAAACACCGTTTTTTCTACAACGTCTTTAACAAAACTTGAAGGTACTATATTCATATTCATTCTATTTAATCCTTCAATCCACTTGGCTGGACAAGCAGTACTTTCTAATCCTGCTGTTATTCCTATATTGTATTTAGCCATAGGTTGAAATTCATTCGGAATAACAACGTGTATATGAATCTCAGGTTGTTGTGGTAGATTAGGAGTTTGTAATAATCTATCTATAATAACTTTATCATTTGGGTCATCTGCATTTAATGCATTCATTGGTGTATTACCCCAACGAACATTCCAGATTTTTACATCATACTTATCTAACTTAATTAATGCTCTAACAATATCTCTACCATGTGCACCATATCCACTTCTTGTTGCAACTGGTGCGGTAACTAAACATACTGGTTTACTCATTATAACTCCTACGTCTTAAAAATACTAAAAGGTTTTCTTGGTTTCCACATTTCAAAAGCTTTGTCCATATGGTCAATAAAGTTCTGAGACATTGCTGTTGTGGACATCATAGTTTTCTCATCCATAACAAATTTATGACCACTTAATCCACATGCATCTCTTTCCTCTTTACCCATATCATACCATTCTTTTATACCATCGGCTACATCGTCCCATCTACATCTATCATCAAAGATATATGGTGTTGGTATTGAACCCATTAATGCTCTGTTAGATGGCCAGATTGGTTTAACCCATTCACCCCAAGTCAAATCAGGATTGTCTTTCCATTTTCTATCATCGTGAAATGATTTTATCTCTGAATAATCTTTGTGTGTAACAAATTTATCTTTGATTTTGAATCCACATTGGTCTTGTAATCCACCTGTAACATTAACAATAATTGGTGTTCCTGCCATCAAAGATTCACAAGTTCCTAATCCAAATCCTTCGTTAGAAGCTATATTAATTGTTACGTCAGCCATATTGTATAGATAATTTAATTGATGTGTCTCTAATTTTCTATCACTAAAATAAACTTTACAACCCGGTGCCATATTTTTAGCTACTTCAGGTAAATCTGTACCATTTTCATCACGTGGTTGTGTATGCATTAATAATGCACATTTATCAGCCATATCCTTAGGTAACAAATCACAAAATGTTTTAAACGATAAGATGACATCTCCTGGCATTTTTCTTCTTATGTTTCTATTATTATATAAAACAAGAAATTCAACATCATCTTCCGTAAGTTGTTGTCTCATTTTTTCTACTTCTTTATATTCTTCGTCAAAGATATCAATAGGATAAAACTTTTCACTTACACCGTGAGGTAGATATGTTACTTGCCAATCTTCAGGTGGATTTTTTTCCCACACGTCTTGTACAATTGCATAAGTTTGTTTTGAAATATTCATAATCAAATCACAACTCTCATAAAAGAACTCGTTGTACTTAGGAGCAGGCCAGTCGTCCCATATATTGTAATAAAAGATAGGAATCTCCTGTCTAACTTCGTGTTCCATTTCATATAACCATCTCCAAAATCGTGGGTCTGTATAGTGTAGAATAGCATCTGGTTTTTCTCGATTGAGTACTTCGCGTAATAAATCTGGACTACCATAACCACTGATAGGATAAATTGTTAATTTAGCATCCTCAACACCAGTTTCTTCTCGAATTGATTTATTCATATCGACAACTTTACCCTCTTCAGGATGTTTTATTGCTCCACCAATTTGTACCCAATCATAATGATGGGCAGTGCCCAATACAAATTCTTTTGACATTGTTCCCACACCCGAACTCATTCTCAGGTCATCTGATAATAGTAATATCTTCTTTTTAGACATATAACCTCTTTAATCGTTTAATAATTTTTTATTATCCTCTGAAGTATTAGAGAAATGTTTATTCAATACTTCTAATTTATCCTCATAACTAGCCAGCATATCTAATTCTTTTTCAATCGTCTCTATGATATCAGAATGCTCTCCTATACCTGTGGTATTATTTAAGTAAACTTCGATATTAGCTTTGTGTTTTTGGATATTTCCTTTTAAGTAACTTTCTAATGATTTTAGTAAAGTTTCCCTCATAATCTGCTCCCACTTGGTATTAAGTTATCGTATTTTTGAATTAAAGTCTTAAATTCATCATCTACTACATATAAATCCATAGACCTATTTACTAATTTTTGTAGTGTAAATTCATCGTCTAATGTATTGGACTTAAATTTTTTGTATAACGATTTCAGAATTTTGACCGATGTCAATTTGTATTCCATAAAAAAAACCTCTTCATATATATATGTATATAAATATATATTACGTTAATATTTTAATCAACTTTTTTAATTTTTCAGCATATTGTATTGTATTTTTTGTACCATTTGATTCAACTCCCTCAGGTATAAATGCTACAATTATATCACTATATTCTGCTATTTGTTTATTTCTTTTAAAATAATTTGAAACATAGTATGGTCTATCATATTGTGAAGCTGGTAACTTACAATGCATATTCCATCTATAATGTACTGGTGGAAATTCTACGTAATTCATACCTAATTCTAATGCAAACTTCTTAGCAAATCCATCAGCCCCTTCTCGTTGTCCACCACTGACTATCTCGGCATCAGGATTCTTTTGTTTTATATCAAATATTAAATCTTTAACCTTTTTCTTATTAGTGTATGCTCTACTACCAACAATACCTACTTTAATCTTCGTAGTCATTTCTTTTTTGTTTTTTCATTGTTTTATCTGAGGTTACAAATTTAGTAACCTTATAAAATTCTTCTAAACCAGTAAAAAGTCCACTGGTAGTTTTGTAAGTATAACAAAATCTTGTGTGTTGATTGTCAACTGATTCTGGTCTTATGTCAAAAAACACAAAATCATTTGATTTAGTTTCACTGCCTTGTTTTACAATCGTCTTGAATGACATTTCATCTTCCCATCGCATTAAAAAGTCTCTTAACTCTGTACCCTCAAAATCACCCTCATCGAACCAAAGATATAACAATATTGCTATCTGTAGTTCATTATGAATAGCATTGACTTTTTCCATAACATATTTTTCGACATCTGTATTTATAAAATCAGTCAATTTTAGACGTAAGGTTGTTTTACTTGTCATTACTTAACTCCTGCATCACAATGTTCCGTTTGATTGAATTCACAAAACCTACAATTTTTCTTAGATGGTCTCTTAATATAATTATGTTCTAAATTATATTCTCCATCAACAAAAGATTCATCAATGAATTGATTCAAATTATTTATTACTTTATTTACACTTGGTTTACCACTAGCAGGTGAAAACGTTTGAACTCTACGTTGTGGAAAATCTAATTTTTCATATAATTTTCTCTTAACGATAAAATATTCTACATCTACTTTATCTATAGGTATATCAAGTTGAGCACTATAAAAATATTTATACAATAACAACTGGTCAGTTTTATTCTTGTCGGCTTTCATATACTTATTCCAACCCATTGTAGAAGTTTTGATATCTATAATCTTGTATCTATCTCTAAAAGTATCGTGTAACACGACATCCATATAACCTATAAATTTAATTTTATTAGGTAACTCGTACTCAACCGGAACTTCTATACCAACTAATTCATAGTTCTTCTTACTGAAATACATATTACGTTTCTTTTTGAACCAATCGAGTATAGATAGTCCGTGTGAATAAAATTCTTCCATATCCTCTTGTTCACAAAATACCTCACCTCCATTATTTTCCATAGCATTGGTATAGTTTTTTTTCATTCTATGTAATAGCATTTCATCTAAAGGAAGAGCATCAGCCATCTTAATAGTATCATTATACATTACGGTAAGATACGTCTGTAATACCTCGTGCATACTTGTACCAAATAACGTGTGAATATTATCTGTAAATTCACCTAATTTATCAATATAGTTTAATTTCCATTTGTAAGGACACGTGTCCCATTGACTATATTGACTATAACTTATTCGTTTCATTTACCCCACTTATCACGACCAACTATTGTAGCCATAATTCCATAATTAGATACATCAAGATACGCATCTTCTAACGGTTCGTCTTTTACAGCTGAATCACGACCAGTCATCAACAAAGTTTTAACTCGTTGTAACTTATCATTCATTCTAAACCACAAACCTGTAAGTGATAACTTTATTTCTTCTGGTGTTTGTAATTGTGTTCCAACACTAATATTACCTGGACCATAATCGTGTTGTTTGTGTAAGAACAATTCATATTGTTCTCGTTGAATCTTCTTAAACTCTTTGGTCATCTCTGGCCACTCTTCTTCCATCTTTTCTATAACGTCATAATCCTCTGAATCTACACGAGGACTATCTTTTATAACCTTTGACATATATGTCTCCTAATTTACATACTTGAATATACGAATAAAAATGTATACAAGTCAAGTCTTTTATTCATTACCTGCTGTATATCCACCTGTACTACCAAGAACATTTAAACCAGCTTCTTCTATTTTTTTAGATTCAACTCCCCATTTCTGAGCAAGTTCTCCTAATTCTAACATACCACCTTCTGTGAGCATATACATTTCTACCATGTCGTAAGCTTCTTTCTTACTGACTTGTTCGTGATTTGCAACTATATTGATTAACCAATCTGGTTGTGCCATTTGATTTCTCCCTTTTGTATATTTTAACCATTGATTACCTTTTGGTAAAATATTTGTGTATAATTTATATAACTCTTTAGGTTTTAAGTTATACTTTTGAAATTCATTTACTAACTCGACCCATTCCATTTTCATAGATAAGAATCGATGTGTCATATAATTTGACCAAGACTTTTTATCTTCGTCTGATATCTCTTCCCAATAATTAGGACTTTGAACTGACGTTATTTGTTTTATGTGGTCGAATAGACTTTTCTTTTTTATTAAAGATTTTTTTCCAGTTTTCTTCATATTTTTTTATATCGGAAACTCTATTTGAATCTCCCTTTCCTGCTTCTGAATATTTAGCTTTTTTCGACATTCGTAGTTTCTTCACCTATTCCTGAACCCGCTAACATAGATTTAGGCACTCTACCACAATTTCCACAACTATAAACATCAATCGGTACTAATGCTTCCTCACCTGTTGGTGATACTAAAGGTGATATTCTTTTTATAATTGTAGAACTAATAAATAAATAATTCCCACAATACTCACATTTCATAGTTTCTGCTTGTTTCAAGTCAACTTTTACTTGTGCTTGTTGTGGTTGTTTATTGATTGGACCTTTTGGGTGCATACTCATTTAGTAACTCCTAATAATTCTATTATCATAGCCATAACATTTATTTCCTTATCGACCACCTGACTATCTGATAGTTCGTATCTCGCAATAATCAAAATACACTCTGCAACGTGTCCTTTACCATAACCATCTACCTCATCATATAACAAACGAAACAAATCAGCATAGTCTGTAATCTTATTATCAGCTAATAGTTGTCTGATTTCTTTGAATGCATTTTTCTTATTTTGTGTCTCTAAAATCTTCAATAGTTTTAACTTATAATCATTCTGAATAATACTTGACGTATCTAATTTAAGTTTACCATTAACTACGTTACGTTGAGCTGAATTGATAACTCTACGAATATCTGGATAATTTGTATCCACTAATACTTTTATATCTTTCATATTATCGATAACGTTTTCTTGTATTAAAATATTGTGAAGATGTTTTGCAACTTCACTTTTAGATGGCGGAACTATTTGAAAAGACTGACACCTACTTTGTATCGGGTCAATGATTCGTTCTACATAATTACAAGTCAATATAAATCTACAATGTTTACTAAATGTTTCCATTAGATTACGAAGAGCGGCTTGTGCATTTGGTGTAATGTAATCACACTCATCTAATATAATTATTTTTAAGTCTTTGAATCCTACCGTTGATGCAAATTGTTTTACTTTTGTCCTAACCGTATCTACATTGTTTTCGTCTGAAGCATTTATATAAATGTAATCACATTCTATATTTTTTACAAGAATCTTAGCGAGAGTGGTTTTACCTGTACCAGCCTTTCCATATAATAGAAGATGTGGTAAGTCTCCACTCTCAAGATAAATAGATACTTTGTCTCGAAGATGTTCGTTACCAATATAAGTGTTTAATTCAACTGGTCGATATTTCTCAACCCACAAAGTATTAGACACTAATCAACCTCCGTTGTAGCTACTAACCAATATTGAGTTGTAAAATCATCAATTTTGAATGATAACTTAGCTAGACCCTCACTACTAACCTCTAAAGTAGCACTTTCACATTCTTTGTTAGCTAACAAAATATTACTAAAATACTCAGCATTGAAAGAAACATTTTCTATATTAGAAAAACTTGAAGTTTGTACTGGAATGTTCACTCTATTAGTATTAACTGATGAGTACCCAATAATTAAATTAGTTTTATCTTCATCTGTAACTACGGTGAACGTTGTTACTTCAGCTAAAGCTGATTTACCTGCTATAAACTTATTAATTAAACTAGGTGTAACATCAATTTTTAATTCAAACTCAGGAATATTTTGTAACTGAGGCGGGTCATTAATAATTGAAGGGTCTGATAACATATAATTTACTGAAGTTACTGAATCTGATATTTTCATTGAAAGAGCCTTCTCTCCAGCCTTTGTAATCGATACTTTAATATCTTCATCTACGACACCCAATAACTTTAATAATTGGTCTGTCGTGTATATACCAATAGTGGCATCCTCAAAATCCCAATTATCCATTTGAACTGCACCTAATAGTGTTTTATCACTCGATACAAATTTAGTTTTTAATTGTCGTTTCTCTGAAGTACTATTAAGTACAACCGATTGAGCAATACCATTCAAATGATATTTGTTAATAAAACGAACCAGTTTCTGTTTATTCATAGTGAATTACTCCTAATAATTATAACCATATATACATATATATATGATTTTATTTTGTCAAAATCAAAAAAATCTTTCTATTGTTTTTGTAGCATCTGTTGGTTCGTCCCAACCGAGAGCTTCATATAACATCATAATTTTCTTGTGTAAAGCTTTATCGTACAACTTAGTATGATGAATGTACTTTCTTATAAAATCTAAAACTTCAGGCGGGTCTTCGTGTCCTTTATAAGCAATTGTACTTAGTCCTAATGGATTTTGTTTCAAGTACACCCATTTAATTTTATCACCATTAGATATTCCTGAATATTGTCTTGATATCTTATGATGTTTTAGAAAATCATTATAGTACAGAGAACTTTTCACGTGAACTGGTGTACCTAAATGATGAGACTTGAATATATCACCATCTTTTCTACGATACTTATGAATACCTTTAACACCAATAGGAATAGATATTTTGTTAAAATCCATTAATTTCATACTTTCTTTGAAGTTAATAATAAACTCATCTAACTTCTTTTTAGGAACACTCATCAAAATATCTTCTAATACTTTGGATAACATTGTTCTCATAGCTACAGGAAAACTTGAACGAACCGTATCTAAACCTTTTACTAATAACTTATCAACTTTCTTACCATTGTCGTTGATAATCTTTAGTCCATATCTTTTCTTTGTAACGAATAGACCACTTTTAGCAATAACCTCTTGTTTGATATCAAAACGATGTTTATCTAAATTACAAAACTTTTTACCAAAATAATCATAACCCTTGTTTAAATAATTCTGAACCTCACTTGCTACTTCAAGGATAGCTTTCGACATCTTATCTTCATCTTTTGTATTCAAGTTAGGAAATCTTTTCTCAACTAAAGGCAGAGCTGAATAGAATACTGAATCTGTGTCGATATAAATACAATGGTCTTTTACATCACCAAGTTCTTTGTTGTAATACGCATTACCTATTTTTCTTGTAAATTTAATCAATGACTGACCTGTACTTGTTACAGCCTCAGCATTATCTAAATCATAAAATCTAAAAGCCGGAAGTCCTAATACACCATACAAACTATTTAAAACAATTTTCTGAAGATGCTGTCGTCTATCAAAATAATCTGATTTTTCTCTATCACCTTCTTCGTGAAACTTTTTAGATAACTTACGATATTCTACACGTTCATCAAACCATTTTCTCAAGAGAGCAGAAAGTAATCCGTTTTTATCTGTACGATACATTACACCATTCGTAGCTATTCCTATTTGTTCGTTATCTAACATACGTTTTAATTCTGTCTCTGTATATCTGTTTAATACTTTTTCATTGTGTGTAATCGAGTATGTTTTTTTGTTGTCCTTTTTCAAAAACTCTTCAGGATTCCAACCTTCTATCTTACCTAATTTTGTCTCAGGTGATATGTTTAATGACATAATACAAGATGGATACATACTTGTAATATCTAAATCATACACCCAGTCGTGTTTACCCTTTTGAGGGTCTTGTACGTAAGCACCTTCAAATTTTTCTAATTTAGTAATTCCCTTTTTAGGTTTGTTTGGAGCAACAATACTTTGTTTTCTTAAATAAACTAAAATAGCTCCTTCAAGATACCTAGAACTCATAAAAACATCTTCGTACGGACAATGACCGAGATGTGCTAGACCACGAGCAATCTCAATAAAATCTAATTTATCGTCAATTTTCTTGACAAGTTTTACGTCTTGTAAGTTATAATCAACAAATTTTTCTAAATCATTTTCATATAAATCATTAAGTGTACCTTCATACTCAACTTTCTTTTCACCTACTTCATGCTCACCTATAGCATCTAATCTATATGATGGTCGTTGACTGAATGTAAACTTTTTATATAGAGTTAAGTAATCTAAAATACTCACACCAGCTATTTTGTAACGATTAGAAAAATCACTCCAATGTACTTGTCCAATAGGTGATAATAAATCAGCAACATTTTTTCCAACTATTTGTTGAGCTCTGTTATATAAATAAGGAACATCAAAAAACTCTACATTCCAACCTGTTAAAATAGTTGGTTGAATCTCCATATACTTTTTAAAGAATGCATTTAATAAATCATATTCATCTTTAAAAGATACTATAGTATCTTCACTCTTATTGTTTGTTAATTTACTTTTAGGGTCTAACACATAACAAAAATATTCATCTAATAATGGGTCATTGAAACCAATTGAAGTTATTGTGTTTTCAGCTTTCTGTATGTTAGGGAAACCTTCTGTTACCTCAACCTCAATATCAAATATCATAGTACGATGACCTTCTGATGCATCGTCTGAATCTGTATAATTATCAACTAATACACGTATCTCTGGGTTCACGTCTGATTCAAATAACTCTGGTTGTTCTTTGTCCCACTCAGTAATTCTTTTCAGTTTATCACCATACAAAGATACAAAGTTACCTGCTCTATGTTTTACATAGGCATATTTTTTGTAACGAAAAGTCTGATGTCCAAACTTATCGTCCCAAATATGCATTTTGTTAATTCGTCTATCGTAATAGATGTTCTGATACATTTAGGTTATATACCTTAATTTAGATATGTGAATATACGAATGAATTCCTATACGCGTCAAGTACTTTTTATTTCTTCTCCAGGAATTTCACAACTATCATTATTACAGAATTTGTCTACTTCTGCTTCTTCACCTTCGACACCTACAAAACTTAACTTACCAAGTTTTTTAACTTGTTTATTGTAAGTCTTTTCATCTATAGCTTCATACGGCATCTGTTTGTATGCACCATAGTCGTGTCTTGGTAAAAGAGAAATACCTTTTAATCTGTATTGGAAATAATTTAAAACGTGAGGTAATTGTTCAGCCTCTGTTTCAGGATTAAATGTTGCTGTACAACTTACTTGATTGTCTGCCCAATGTCGTTGTAAGAATGCGGCCAAACTGAATTGTTCCCAAATCGAAAGTTCAGCCGCTGTTCTTATACCCTCTCCTACATCTACAGGCACTTCTACAACCATCGTAGAATCCTCTGAACCAAATGCTGGTTCTAATTTATACCCTGCTTTTTTCAGTGGTTCTATTAGCTCTGAATGTTTAGATAACCTCATTCTACGAATATAAAATCTTGATTCTGGATAATGCATTCCTGGTGTTGCACCCACTAATAATGATACCGTACCACTTGGTTTTACAGAAGTAGTTTTAACTGAGCGAGGCACTGCAAACCAATCTGAATACATATTATCCCACTCCTGTATCGTATCATATCCACTCTCTAACCACGCTCTTAATTCTTCCATTCCGTGCTGTGTAATAAATTGTGCGACACCACTTACACTACAACCAATTCTACGATTTCTTAACATAACTCTATTTGTATCACTCCAATGTGTTTTACCAAGTGTTACGGTTTTAGCATACAAATAAGCATATTTAAGTGTTCTTTGATAATCTTCTAAGGAATCGTGATTCGTTGGAAATGTCTCTACTAAACAACACAACTCATACGATTCAAGTGATTGTTCAAGACAAGGATTACCACCAGCTACTCTATGGTCTTTATCATCACCCCCATTTTTCATACGAGAATAATGTCTCATATTCTCTAACCAAGCAAATCCAGGTTCTCCATTATCTGTAATTCTTTTACACACATCGGTATAATCCATACCTAACTCAGCAAATATACTATTGTTTGATGTCCAACCATATTGGTCTCTATGTGGATTTACTTTGTAATTTTTCAAATCTAAATATTCTTCTGATTCAGGGTCTCCGAACACAATCTCAGCAGTTCTTCTAACATTACCTGCTACAACACACTTACCGATAAGATTCATTATATCTACGATTGTTGTGATTGTGATGGGTTCACCTACATTATTTTCTAATACTTTAATGATATCTTGATGAACTTCTGCTAATGGTTCAGGTCCTGAACTAACACCACCAAAACCTTTGATTGGTTCACCAGCTGGTCTAATTTGATTGTAATCAAACTCTATAGGTGCAGTTCCGTGAAAATAACTTTCTAAAAGTAATCTCATAGATTCTACCCAACCCTCACGTGTATCAGGTATCAGAAAAATCTCTTCGTTTCTATCTTTGTTTACACCTTTGACTATAATCTCACCAGCACCTTTAGTGTCAAAACCGACACCAACACCTAACATAGAGGCATCCATCAGGAAACAAAATGGTTTTGAGTAATCTTCTTTTAATGTTTTTGTTGATACGAAAGCACAATTATTTAATGCGGCATATAATCCTTTTTCTTCTGTAATTGGTGTACCCATTGCCCATAGACCACGACCTGGTGGGAGAAATTTCATATTAAACATTCTATCGTACATTTCTTGTGCTGACTTTTGAGCTTGCCAAGCATTCCAACCTAATTGATGTGATTCAATCCAATTTTTTTGCATTGAATACGTACCTTCAACAACCCTTTTTACCGTTTCCCACCATCTTTCGTTTTTACCATTCTCTTTGATTCGAGAATATGTTCTCATATAAACTAATTCACCTAGTCCGTTGAAACCAAATGGTGGTTTTTTTCTTTTGTACTTGTCTATAAACTTTTCGGATAACTTAAATTTTTCCATTCACTAACTCCTGTTGTAATCTTTTATTCCCGTAACAAATATAAGTATAATATATACCAAACTAAATTTAGGATTTATTCAAATCCTTCAACTTTATTTTCCATATCTTTATATTTGTTCGCTAATTCCTTCCTTAAAAACTCTTCACTATTATTCATCTTACTTTGTGCATCTTTTCCGAACTGACTACTACCTTCAAATATCTGAACTTGTCCAATATTTGTGTTTATTGTTGAAGGATAAGTAACACCATCGATTCCAAATCTATTTTTAATCACGTGAAATCTACCCGTGTTGGCTATTTTATCTTCTACTTTTCTACTCATACTCATAACAAAATCAGCTGTCATTACTTTACTATAATCTTCAGCTACTTTGTCAGCACCAATTACATCCTCTTCAAGAGCTGAACGATTAGCTTGAGAAGCAGTCCATATTGGAACTTCTAACTCACCAGCTAATCCTCTTAAATCTTCATATATGTTACCTATTGCATGTCGTTTTTCTCTGAAGTTGCCTGTCGGCATTAATATATCAGCATAGTCAACTAAAACAATATCAGGTTTTACACCACTTAACTCTATTTGTTTTAAATGTGCTCCTATTGTCTGTACACTAGCAGCTTTAGTAGGAAAATATTTAATCAATAACTTACCAGGTAATTTTGATATCTTATTTTTTACATCCTCTTTATAATACTTGATGTTAGCTGTTGTTACACCTGTAAAGATACTATCATATCTTAGTCCAACATAATTTTCATTTAATTCTAATGTATAGTGTACAACCGTTTTACTTGTTTTCAACGCTCCAGCTCCTAAAGCTTGAAGTGTCCAAGATTTACCGATACCAGCAGGAGCAACAATCACACCAAGTTCACCTTGACCTAAACCACCATCCATAATCTCATTGATAACGTCCCACGGCGTTTGAGTTGTAGTTCTGGCTGAAGCTTCAAGTCGTAAATCTAATGATGAAATATAATCTTGTCCTAAATCTCTTTCAGTTCCTGCCTTCATAGCTTCATCTATGATAGATTTTATACCATCGTAGTCTTTATTCTCTAATAGATTAACTGATTCTAATATAGCTCCCTTTAAGGATTGATTCTTACAGAAGTCTAATGTTTGTTCTTGTACAAATTCTAAATCTGTAGATTCGATATTTTTCCAAACGTCTCTTAATTTATCTACAACACCTGACTTTAAAACATCATTCTCTATTTCATCTATTTTATATTTTACTACTTCAAGTGTAGGTTGTTTTTTATATTGTGTATAATAATCTTTAATAGTTTGTACAAGCCAAGTATTAGAATCTGAATCAAACATTGATGGATTTAAAATATCACTAATAGTCTGAATAAATTTTATATCTCTTAATAAAGATGCAATAATCTTAGACTGAAATGATGTTCCAAATTGTGTTAATGTTTCACTCATCTATGTGTCTCTACTCTCAAATATTCTTGTAAAACCAAATCAGTCGGTTTCACATTATGATTTCCACGTTGAAATATTTCCCACGAATCTATAGCATATTGACCGATACCATACAACTCATCTACAGATTTGAATCCATTCACATACCCCTCACTCATCTTTATCAATCGTTGAGCTCTTGTATTATATAATCCTAATGGTTTGATTATATTCACCAACTCTGAATGTTTAGCGTTCATCATATCTTTAGCTGTAGGATATGTACTGAAGAGCTCATCTCTAACGGTATCAACTTGTTTTCTATTAGTTTGATTTAATAACATACAACAAACTAACATCTTCCAATCATCATCTTGATATATCTCTTGTAGTAATGGTCTAATTATATGTCTAATCATTTGTTTTCTCTGCATAATGATTTAATTGATTAAAGTTAGTTAACAACCAACTATTAAGATTAGGAAGAGCAGCATATAATTTATCTTCCAAAAACATTTTTTGAAATTTATACTTTACTAACCTATTAATCGGTTCGTTAACTCTCGCTACTATCTTTGTTTTTGTAGAACCAGAAATGTCCACATCAGATAACTGCATTAATTTGTAATTCAATTCTATGATATCTTTTGATTCTGGTAATTCTGTAATAACCTCATCTATATTAACTATACGATTCTCGCTCAAAAACGGTAATTTTTTTTGAATTGTTTTTAATCCTAGACCTCTTACACCTGATATATTATCCGACTTGTCTCCATCTAACACTCTATACCAAATAAGATTGTGAGATGATATACCAAACTCATCTAATACAGCATCTTCATCATACAATTTCTTTTTAGTTGGACTCCATACTTTTATCCTACCATTTGCTAACTGAAGAAAATCTTTATCAGTCGACATAATTGTAATTTGAGATTCAGTAAGAACTTGTCTACATAGATAACCAATCGTATCATCAGCTTCAATGTTATCATACGATAGAACCGTTACAGGAAGTGTGTCTAAGTATTCTACGATACGTTGTAATTGCATAATCATATTTTGTTTCTCATCTTCTTGAGAAGCAAAATCGTATGTGCGATTCACTCTGTATTTTGTTTTTCTATTCTGTTTGTATTCAGGGTACAACTTTCTACGGCGTGTAGACCCACCCTTACCATCAAACACTATGATGACACGGGTAGGTCTAAACATATTTATAGTATAACCGATACTTCTTAGAAAACCAACTATTCCACCAACGTGAATACCATCATCATTGGTAGTCGGTATAACTGAAAATACTCTAATAAAAGTATTTAAGCCATCTATTACAAGTACTTTATCATTAGGTTCACCACCGTCTAAAGAACCACCTTTCTTCTTGATTTCATCAAGAATAGAAAGATATTTTCCATTACTCACTTAATTCCTCTTCTACAACCACATCATCAATACCGAAATTCTTTTCGTACTTTAGTATAACCTTGTCGCAAATTAAGTTATAGCAATGAGTTCTGAAGTCTTTATCTTTAAGTTGTTCACTCCAATCTTTAGATTGAAATTTGAGTTCTTTACCCTTATGATTATCCATCGTATACCAGGCTCCACCTTGTTTTACAAGTTTATGTTCTTTCATAACTTTTAACCAGCTACCCTCATCATCGATACCACTTTCAAAGTAAAGTTCAAAATCAGCATGTCTCATAGGAGGACCAAGTCTGTTTTTAATGACTTGAGCTCTCATCTTCATACCAATAGTATTATTCTTTTTATCTTTAATTTGACCTGTATTTTTCAATCTGATACGAGTTGAAGCATGAAAAGGAAGAGCTTTACCACCACTTGTAGTCCACGGGTCACCAAACATAACTCCGAGTTTTTGTCTGAGTTGATTTGTGAATACGAGAGCAATACGTTGTCTACCAATCATCTGAGTAATCTTTCTCATAGCTTTTGATATCACAATAGCTTTAGAAGTAGCCCAACCATCTTTATCAAAATCAGCATCTAATTCAACTTTAGTTGTAGCAGCAGCTAGTGAATCGACTAAGATAGTAACTAATCTATCTTTATCTGATTCACGAACTTTAGCTACAATCTCTTCTATAGCTGAAAAAATATCCTCTACGGTTTCTAAATGTAGATATAACATACTCTCTACATCGACACCTATAGAAGAAAGAAACTCTGTACTAACTGCAGTTTCTGTATCAATGTATACAGCAACTCCACCTTTCTTTTGTGTTTCGGCAAGCATATGAGCACCGATTAGTGATTTACCACTCGATTCTAATCCATTTAGTTCTGTAATTCTACCTACAGCAATTCCACCCTCAGGTTTATTTGATATTGCTAAGTCTAACATAGTAGAACCTGTAGATACAAAATCTTTAATGTCTGTAGGTGTAGTGTCGGAACCATCCAAGAAATATGCTACTTTCATATCCTTGAATTGTTTATTTAAGGTGTCGGCTAAGACACCAGCTAATTCATCTCTTGTTGACATAAATTATCTCCAATTTTATTGTTAGTAAAAGTGGGGGTATAATAAATACACCCCCGTTTTTATTTAGCTATTGAACAAATCATCAAATGCATCTGACGTTTCTTTGGCGTTGTAAGAACTTTCTTTTTTGGGTTCTGCTACTTTTTCTGTAGTTTCTTCCTCTGAAGATTCTGAATCACCATTGAGATAATCATTTAGTGCTTGTGTCAATTCATCATAAGATTGTTCCTGATAGATTTCAGTAATATTCTTTTGAGTTTCTTTGATTGTTTCAAGCACTGAGGCATCCTCTGTGATTGGAGTTTGATTTGGTTTTACCCTTATTGAAGTTGAAGGGAATGATTTACCGGTTTCTTCTGCAGTTTTAAACTCTACAGCCACATCACGTCCACTTGTAGCATCTGTGATATCACCATAGTCGGGGTCTGCAATAATGGAAAGCAGTTCTTGATAAACCGTCTTACCGAATCCCCAGAATCGAACACCTTGAGATTCTTCTCCTCGTACTAATACGGGAGCAAAAGTTCTCATTTTAGCTTCGATTTTTCTACCAAGACGATAATCATCTTTTGAACCAGTTGCCTTGAGTTTTTGAGCAAACTCTTCGATAGGGTCTGGTCTACCAAATGAAATTGGTGAAAGATAATTTTTACCACCTAAATCATAATGAAAATATAACTCAATGAAAGGATTGTCCTTGTTAAATTTATAAGGAACAATTCTAACTAATTGAGTACCCGGTGATGGTTTCCATAAGTTTGATGTTCTTGTAGTTGATGTCTGAAGTTGACTAAGACGATTTTTGATTGCATTTAAGTCCATTAAATATCTCCTATTTTTTATTCGTTAATTAGTAATTTTTAATCAAGTATAACCTTGATACATAAATAAGTATAATGAATCGTTTCAAAATACAATTATTTTTTTTCTTTTGTCCAAGTTTTTGTATCCACGATTGAATATATGCGCGTTGGTATTTTATTTAGTCCATTTTCATTTGTCAATAGTAAGCAATTCTTATAGTTTTCCCACTCTATAGGAAATGATTTATCTAATTTACCACCATTCAATTCACGAATTAAATCATTGAGTGCATTAATAGTGTAAAGTGTATTCGTATTCTTCTTTCTATGGAGCGAAATAGTATCTGGAATCCCTTGCATAAAGTCCTCATCATACTCTACATTATAAGTACAGATTAATTGGTGGTGGTCATTTTCATTTTGAAATACATAAACTTTATTAAACACAATATCATTACAAGTAATAATCACATCTATTACTTCGTTTAGTTTGTTTCGTTTGGTAAATGTACAAAGTAGTTGTGTTTTCATTAGCTAATCCCCAGTCTACGTTTTTCTTTATCACTAATTTCAGGTTCGGGTGGATACTCTTCTTTATTAGCAGTATGTAATTGTTGGGCAAAATCTTTAGCTATATCAAATTCTAAACCAACACTTGAAGCATAACCTAAACCTTTTTGTCTAACTCTGACTTCTGATATTTTTACTTCTTTTGCAGGTGCTTTACTCTCATACACTAAATAGTTGTTACCATCTTCATCTTCCTTAATAGTTAGACCTGCTTTAAAATCTTCATAATTATCAACTCCAAATAGTCTTTTTAATGTAGCTGGGTCTGCAGATAATCCACCTATTGCCATAGCCTCTTCACCCTCAATCATAGACTTTAAAGGTAACTTTTCAGCTAAAGCATTCAATAATCCCTCTTTAGCTTCCTCATCGTCAACTAAAAATTGAACCGTGTCATTTTGATATCTTTTAATCGAACCCTCTGGAAATTTACCATCTTCTCCTTTTGCGTAACCAATTTGTTTATTTAAAAAATCTAAAGCTTCTTTATCACCATTAGCCGCACTTATAGCTGCATGAATTACCATACCTTTTTTAAATCTATCTTGAGCTCCACTACCAAACTCGTCTTTAAATCTAGCTGAATCAATAGGAGGTGGTACTTCCAATTGTTCTAAAGCTTGGATTATTTTTCTACCTGACGGGTTCATCTCCCATTCACCTTTTTTATTTTTACGAATGACACCTGTAGCTACAAGTGTACTTCTTAATGCTTTATTTTCTTTTTCGAGAATACTACCTGTTAATAATTTAGATTCATCAACCTCTAATGTTTTTGCTTTCTTACCATATTCAATTGGTCTTTCAATCTCACCTTTTTTATAAACTTCTACATCAACTTCAGGAGGTACATTTGATGACCATTTTTTAATTTCTGTAACTACCCCGTTGAATAATTTAGCTACTGAATCCTTTTTTAATGAAATTTCATCTAAAACATCTTTACCATCAACTTCTATTTTTGCATACATATCACTTGAAAAACCTTTATTATTTTCATAATCATCGTTACCTAAAGCATTAAATTCTTCTTTTACGTCCCAGGCTGTATTTTTTATTTTCCAATTACCCTTACCATATTTTTTATCAAGTCGTTTTTTAGTTACCGTTCTTACAGCTCTAACAGAATCTAACCAATCTTTAGTAACAATTGGTTTTGAACCTTTTGGATATTTTTCTACTTGTTTTTCTAAAATACTAATGAACTCTTCAAACTCATCATCGTTCATACCGACACTAGCCATAGTTATTACTTCACCGGCTTGAGCTTGTAATTCACCAGCTCCTACACCTTTTAAAAAATTAGTTATTTTTGTTTTTGAACCTTTTTGACTATTTAATAAACGTGTAATAACTTTAGCATATTTTTTAGGTATTCTACCTGATTCGAAAAATTTCTCTATATCTTCCGTTCTTAACTCATCACTTTCGTTTTCAAATACAGGTTCTATTTCTTGTTGATTACTAAATTCTTCATCATCTATTCCCGTGTCTGTGGTTGAATAGGTCTCGGAGTTAGAAGTCTCAACGTTTTGTTTTAGTGATTTGTCTTTTTGATTAGGTTCACCTGATTTAATCTTTTCTGGTTCATCTTCTTCTTTATCTTTTTTAACCTTTTCAATATCATCCTTAGAAGCATCTTTTTTTATTAATTTTTGACCTCTATCAGGATTATGTTTCTTTACGGTATAAGATGAACCATAACTACCATCTGCTTGTTTTTTCTGTACTATATCAACTTCGTTTATATTTTGTAAAAATTCATCAATAACTTCGAAAGGCCATTTATACTCAATCAGTATTTCAGAAAGATGATATAAGTGTGTAGAATTATTTGGATTAGGTTTACCATCATCTAC